TCAGGCATCTCCAGGCCACCACGACAGGCGATAGGAACCGAGGTCTCGTCCTTGGCCGTGAACGTCCAGCCCGAGCCATCTGGTGCACTGATCGTCCGACCCTGCACTTCAAAGCGCATGGTTGCATACTCACCAGGGGTGATCCCCAGGAGAATACGGGTTGGAACCAGGTCTTCCATCTGCTCGTAGAGAGTTGCCGTTCCTGGCACAGAGCGACGGCCAGTAAGGTACTTACCGGGTGCCGTGTCATCTGCGCCCGAGGGCATGTAGTGTTCGTAGTAACTACCCACATCTGTCAGGGTGTTACTGGTGACCGAGCCGGCAAACGCAAGGAGCAACCAGCCGATATAGTCATCAAGGCTGGGGGGCATGACCACCATCCCTCCACCGAAGGCCGCAGTCTTGATACCGCCTCCTGGCAGGAACGATCCACCAACCATGGGGCCGATGTATTTGAACACCTGTCCAGGAGCCAGGTTCACCAAGTTGGCCTTGAAGGCATAGTAGGTTGATGCCGGGCTGCCCTTTGCAGTTTGTGGCCCAAACCAGAACTTGCCGAGGCTTCCTGATTGAAGGCTCATTGTTGTTTCCTCCTATAGATCTCTTGGTACGCATTCCACCACAGCCCCCATCGTGTCTCAATGGATAGATGCTCGCGCACGTACTTGAGACCCCGATACTGCAACTGTTGGCGTAGGGTACCATTGGTAAGCAGGAGACGGATAGCACGTTCCCAGGACTCGGGGGTATGTTCTACCACCAAGCCCCGTTTATCGTTGCCTACCGCTTCCTGGTAGTAATCTAAGGGCGAGACAATGGGAACTGCCCCGCCCATCATTCCGTTAGGGAGAACACGCCCAGCCGCCATCCCCTCAACCGCTTTGATCCCACTCTTGGCCCAGTTAAACTTGTCTGTTGGATCCACCGGACAGAGTATGATGTCTGCCTGGCGGATCAGCCCTGGATAGTCCTGGTAGGTACGGAAGTAGCTATCGTTGTATACCTGTGCCGGGTAGAGAAGGTGAAGATCTTCAAAGAAGTCAGGCACGTAGCCAGCCAGCAGAAACGCAACGTTGTGGTACTCGTCCAGGATACGAGGGATCACGTCCTTGAGCACAACCCAGTCATCGTGATGGGTTGGAGATCCGGTAAGGCCAATGACCAGCCAGCCTTCAGGCCAGCGGAGCCAGCGTTCCCAACCCTGCCATTCTGAGAACTTTACCACATTGGGCAGGATATAGACCGGGACTTGTGGCGCGTAGGTCTTGACCAGTTGTTCCATGTAGGGTGTGGTCACGGTGATTGCGTCTGCGAGTTGGAGTTGTTTTTGTGCAAGATCCACATACTCCATGTATCCCAGGTCCCTGGATCCCCAGTGGTCGTCGTCGTACTCCATGACGATGCCGATCTTGTTGCGCACGATGCGCAGCATATCGAGAAGATGTGCATCGCCCTCCAGCTCTATGTCGAAGTGTTTCTTGGCTGCTACCTTGAGTGATTCCGGGACACGCTCGAAGTCGATTGTACCATCTATTCCATAGGGCAGTGGCCGATGTCGAGGCAAGAGCCACAAGTCATAGTCTGAAGGTAGAGGTTTGCTCTTGTCCTTGATTCCAGCCCACTTCTGCACCTTGCCTACCGGCGCCCAGTCCAGGGCCGTGTTCGGTACCTTTGCGCGGATCTGCTCAAAGGGGATGCGAATGCGGTATTGCTCACAACCACCCATGACCCCATCATCTCGGAGATGGATTGCCAGGATGGAGGGGTGAGCCAGACTCAGGGCCTTACCACTCGCTGGTATCCCAGGTCTGTGTGCACGCATAGTAGAACCGGACATATTTGCGTACAATCAGGGCTTCTCCTTCTTCTTGATCTGTCCAGAAATCACCAAAGAACGGTCCCATCTGAATGCTTTCTCCAAAGCTATCAGTAATGGGTGTAGCCTGGCCGATCTTGGGGCCAGCCTTCTTCAAGGTCTGGATTAGACGGTTCTCGACCACCGAGGCCAGTTGGCCCACGTCTCTGCGTTCCAGGGTCAGTCCTTCGATCTCGTCCCCCCAGATCTCGATCTCTGCCGTGAAGGCACGGGCGATGCGAGATCCACCACCTACCAGCTCGTACCCCGGAGTGTGCCGTAACTGCCAGCTTGTTTTCTCCCCACCAAACATGGTACGTTGCTGTACCAATTCGGCATTGCGCGTCATCTCGGGATAACGCAGGGGGAAGTGTGGCCAGAGCATAGCTTCACTGGGATCATTCTCGTGTAAGAGAACAACCACGGCTGCTGGATCGTCCTGCCGGGGTCCCACCTTGATTGTCTGTAGACGACTTGCATCCGTTGCAGAGATGTCTGTCTGCAACTTCAGAGTAAGGAGCGCAACCAGGGCATCTAGAATCTTGTCGATGATCCCCTGTTCAGCAGGTAGGGCTGTCATTAGACACGCTCCAGAGAGATGAACTCATAGACCGGTGGTTCCGCATGGCGCTCAAGCAACTCCTCATAGCGATCGAGATAGCGCTGGGCTTCCTCTTCTAACGGGTTACCGACATTGAGATCTGCCCTTCGTGCCCATTGTTCTAGCCTCGACCTTGAGGCAGAGTAGGGCAAGAAGGCCAGAAACGCTGAATAGTAGAGAACTGCAAGCTCTCCCCACCGCAGTTGTCGTAGATCTAGATCAACAGTGGTAGATAGTGGAGAGTGGGTTGCTCCATAGTAGAGAGTAAAGCTCGTCCCCTGGGGCTCCCGTGGCAAGTAAAACTTGCTTTCGGTAGGATATCCCACCATATAGCGCCGGGGTTCGTCGTTAAGATCGAACGCGCCTGGGCGCAAGATCATCGGGGCCAGCCATTCTTGGGTTGCCGTACTCTCAAAGTACCCATAGATCGTCCTCACATCTACCGCATTCTCGGGTAGGGTATACTCATGTTGACCAGCCACCACCACGTAGGTATTGGAGCTGGCAATGGGTACATCCGTAGTCCACTGCGTGACGGCCAGGTTGATGAATGTTTCCAGGTCTGCCGTCGTCCACTTCTTGGCCGCAGTGTCCTTCAAGAATGTCTGTAACTTTAATCTAAGGGTGGAGAGAGCTACAGTTGCCATGAGTCGTTAGTTCCCCAGCTTCTTGTAGCCGGCCGCACTGACGTAGCCAGCCGAGAAGATGACCACTGCCGTCTCTGGGCGGAACAGGCCATAGTTGTGGATAGAATCCCACGTGATGCGGTACATCGCCTCCCGGTCATCGATCGCTGGCGGGAACATGAGCTTGGGCGGTTGGGCAAACCCACCGACTACCGCACCAGGAGCTGCCATGATCACGCAGGCGTGGATGTGCAAACCTTTGGTGACGTAGGCGTAGATCCCACCACCCAGGTCGGTCTCATAGTTCATCTGGATAGGCCGGTCAAAGGTCAGCCGCTTGTTGTCGGTGTCGATGCTAACGATCCTTCTGTCCGTCTTGGTTCCATCGGTGGGCAGTGGAGCGTTCACGACCGTGTAGGGCTGGGTTGCTCCCGTGCTACGCAGGGTGTGGATAGAAACCACATCACCTACCGCAAAGCTGGCGATCGAGCCGCTATAGAAGGTACCCAACTGGATGTAGCGGGTAACCCCGGTGGTCTGACCCACCTTGTACGTGCTGAGTACCGTGCTGGATGCAGGATCAGGGGCGCCGTCCCCAGCGTCGATAGCCGCACTGACGGTAGCCTGGCAGGTGATGGTGCCGGTGTTGTACAGAGTGTTGATGGGGTGCTGCACGTAGCGCAGGCCCTTGTAGCTACCCATCTCGTAGCGTAGAAGGGATTGGGCGCCGGTTTCGCTATACTGGGCAATGCCCTTGTACGTCGAATCTTGCTGCGCCTGGTAGATCTGGCCAGGAGAGGCAAAGGCAACGGCCGACACACCGTTGGGACTGTTGGGATCCAGAACCTGGTTGTACGCGAACTCCAAGCTCACGTCCATGGCCAGGCCAGGATCAAACACGTCCCCGGTCCCGATGTCACCAAACCCGGTGCCACCACCGACGATGTAGCGAATGGGAAGAGACAGGAAGGCGTTCCTGATCTGCTTCTCCATGTGATCCACGATGGCGTCACTCATCAGTGTGCGGCACAGGGGAGCCAGAGCCCCAGCCTGCCGGCCGCTGCTCGAGAAGAAGGTGATCAGCTCGTCGTACTTGTTGAGGGCGATCTTCCCGCCGTAGCTGGCCAGTGTCATTTCGACCTGCCAACCATCAGGGTGCATGGTTGGTAGCCAAAGTTCCCGTGCGCCAATCGCTGTGATGTCAGGCTCCAGCCCCCACATGCCCGTCCAGATGATTTTCTTGCTG